ATTTCAGACAGCCGCCGGTCAAGTTTAGCCCGCTCCTGCACAAGGCCCTGATGCTCCTTGTCCAGCGTCACGAACTCCTTCTTGATTTCGGCCTTCCGGTCCGCAATCTTGGAATCAGACATCGTAACCTCCAATAAGAGATAGATAGATTACGTCAATCCACCCTAATGGCTTCGACGTAAATCTCGCAATCCAAGAGACCCGCCACGTCAGGGACGATGCTCAGAGACCCACTAGAAGCAATGGTCCGATTCGCCACAGAGCCGTAGTCGCTCGGCTCATCGAAGTCCTCGTCCGACGTGGCGACGGCGACCGCGTTGGTGATATCCGTCCCGGCACCAGCCGCCCCGTTGTTGAGTTTCCACGTCCCGCCATCGGCGGACGTAGCCACGGACCACGCCCGGATGACAAGGAACTTGAACGGAGCGTTGGCATTGAAGATATTGACAGCCGCCGCCTGATTCGAGAGACTATACTTCACGACAAACGGCACACCGAACGTATTCCCGGCAATCGGGTCTAATTCGTTGGCGTTGATATTAGAGACCGTGTTGCTGTCAACGTCAAGCGTCTTGTTCGTAATCGTCTGCGTGGCCGCAATATACGCCACCGAGTCATCCCCGCCCGGGTCTCCGAAGTTCACCGTCCGAGCCGCCGTCGCGGGCTCACTCGCCGTGAGTATCAGGTTTCTCGTGGCGTTGTCAAAGACAATGCTCGTCCGAAAATACCCAGTTCTCCACGGGATAGTGTCGGTCCCGATGTCGTCCGTGTTGGACGTATCCGAGACCAACGTCGTATTGATGGCAACCGATGCCAGATTCGACAGGGCCGTACTCGCCCCCGCAGTCACCGTCGAACCGTCAGAGTCCTGATTCGTGGGAACCGAGGTGTGATAGCGAAACGCCCCATTGGAATCGAACCACGTGTAGTAGTTCGTCCGAACCCCGCCGTCAGAGACAGCCTCGTAGGCGATAATTCCAGGCTTATCGGCCAACTCCTGGGCTGGAATCCGAACGATAGACCGTCTCCGCCCGGACAAATCACCGAGCGGAATTTCGTCCCGAGAAAAAGTAATAGCCATTAAAAATCTCCTCTTGCCGGATGTCCCGGCCCACCTCCCCCTAAGAGGTCGGTAAAGTCGGGGGCCGTTTTACCGGCCCCCTTGGTTCCCATCATCGTAAGTTATTGATTCTTATGTATTCCCGATATATATTCCAGAAGAATTTCCCCACCCGTACTTCCCGTACATCTGCGAGGTGCAAATTCTATCCCGAGAGGTGTCCGGGGCATCGGCCGTCACGAAGTCCGGGGCGTAGTCCACAAAGACGTTGATATCATAGTCGTCGTCCTTGCAGAGAACAAACCAGGTCGTGGTAGACGAAAGCCTTGCATTCTCGGTCGGCTTCAGGTAGTCGCTCATAATGTTGATCGTGTTGGAGTTCTCGTGGGGCTTGTAGGTACTACCCCGAATTTCCGTGACCAGGGGCCACAGCGTCGGCTCAAACACGATGTCCGTGGGGGTCTTGCTCATCAGTCTCCCGCGAGCATCCTTCTTGGTCTTGAAATAATACCGAACCGTTTCAAGGGCCGAGAAAGACAAGGCCGCCGAGAGCAAGTTGTCGTAGGTGTTAGACCCTGAAGGAAGGCCAGAATGGTCGTTCGCACCGAGGGCCTTCGAATCAAAGCCCGTCCCGCAGGTCAGCGAGGTCGAAGTCGGAGAATTGAACGGAACGTGAAGCTCAATGTCCCACGACTCATCCATGACCTTCCGAAGATCCTTGGCCCACCGCTCCCACAGTTTTTGCTTGTTGTATTTCAGCATCATATCCGTCATGCGGAAGCCGGTGCCGAACCGACGGACGGTATACCGCTTCTGGGAACCCATCAGCGGCTGTTGCGAAGGGATGTTCTGTCCCTCGCGCAATTCAGTAAAACCGTCTAACCCAGCCATTTGCTGGTCGAGAACCCAAAAATCCTTGTCAGTCCGTTTCTTGTAGAAAACTGGATGAAGGACAATCGCTTCCCTCTGGGTATCGTCAAAGAGTTTCTTGAGATACCCCTCCTTCATCAGGACATTATAGGTACTGTTATCAAACCCGGTTCTGATTGCGTTTGCCATTGTTTATCTCCCCGTTTCCCCTGTTATCCCTGAACCGTCGCGCCGGGCTTGATTTTCCAGAGCAGTTTCCCGCTCGTGGTTCCCCATGCGTCCCGTGACCCGACAACATAGCAGTCGGTCGTGGCCCCGCTCTCGTCGAGCGTGTGCCCGCCGGCCGTAAAAACAAAATCGTGAATTATGTGATTGTTGGTAGCCAGGGCCGTGGCGGAAGCCTTATAGGGCGTAACATACACCGTATCGTAGTCGATGAGTTCGACCTCGGTATCGGTGTCAGTCGTCCCGGTGGCATCCTCCAGGGCAATGGCGTTGATGGCCCCGGCGGTAGCAATAACAATCTTACCGGACGAGAACTTCAAAAGGTCCCCGGCCTTGTAAGACTGACTCGCACCCTCCGTGGCTTTTACGACAGTAGTATGACGACTGGGGTCGTCCTTTTCAACAGAAGCCATCTATTCCTCTCCTTATCCTTCGTCGAGGCCAGATGGCTGAAAAAGAAAATCGGATCGTATCCCGGTTATTGTCCCCGTTATCCCTGACCGCGCAATCTTTTCACGACCTCATCCGGCACAGCAGACTTATACTTCTCAAGTTCCGTCTGAAAAACCTCAACCCTGTCCTTCGCCGCGCTGGAGGACATCTTTTCGATGTTCTCCCGGCGGGACAGTTCCTTGTCAAGCGGACACTTGCACAGGATAAGGTCGCCGTAGCGATATTTTCCGTCGGCCGTGATTTCCGACCCCTCCGCGAAGAACGGGTCAAACCCGTCTTTCACCGGGTCCTTCTGCTCTGGCTTGGTCGGGGCAATGACCGGCTCATAGCCCATCTCCGCCCTCTCCTTGCTCAAATACAGTTGGTTGTCTTTCTGCCACTTCAAATACACGCTCGGCCTGTCTGGACTCTGGTAACTCACCAGGACTTTCTTGATCCAGTTGAATCGGCCCTTGTGCGGTTCGGAGGTTTCCTTGTCCCAGGTTGACAGGCGAAGGTCGATGTGACCGTGGTTTATGATGTCTCCAAGCATTTCTTTCTCCCCTTCTCCCCGTTTCCCCTATCTCCTGGCCCCGATTACCCGCCCAATAGCCTGGCCCCTACGGACCATCTCAAGGCCGGTCTTTTTCGCCTCTAAAGCCTCTTTTTCGTCCCATCCCTCATTGAACGCTTGCTGAAGTTCATCATCAGTAAGCGTAACCTCATCATCGTCAGGAAGTGGCCTCGCCGTCCTGCCGGGCAATTCCCCCGGCGGAGGAGCCATCACCGGCTTCTGCTTCGGCGTGAGTTTGTCGAATTTCTTCTGCGTGGCCCAATAAATCGTAGCCGCATTCTCCCACGTCGAAGGGCTTCTCAGCCCGAACCGATTCGCGGGGTTCTGCTGGACCGTCCCCCACACCAAAGCCTCAACCTCTTTTTGGCATCCGTCGAATAGTTCCGGGTTTCTGGCATACGCCTCTGCCCGGCCATCGTTGAAGTTCGACACCGCCTCGTCATACATCTCCTTCTGCCTCATCTGCCCGAAGCGATTGACCAACGCCTGTTCGCGTTGTTCCATCCTCCGGTCGATGGACGTTGACGGATTGGTCACGTCAAACTCCCAATCTGCCGACGGACCCGGCGTATTCGCCGGAGGCCGTTCTTCCCGTTCACGTCCCTGCCTCAAAACATAGTCCCGAAGTCCGCCGATTTCGGACTCAAGGGCGTCCATTCTCCCAAGACGTTCCCCGAGTTTCCCGACCATCGCGTCCTTCTCGCGGATGATTTCAACCAGTTCCGCCGCAGACTTCCCGGCATACCGGGGGTCAGCGGGCGGGGTCTCTGGCGAACCACCGCTCCCGTGGGCGTCGCCCGCGTTCGGGTTCGGTGCGGTTCCTGTGGGAACAGGGGTGTCCGCTCCGGGTGTCCCTACTTTCTCATCAGGCATCAATCCCTCCTATTAGATTCCATCCCCGGGGGTCGGCACAGCCGGGTGTCCCCAGGCATGGTATTTACACTCGCACATCTATCCGCCTATTCCTCGCCAACAATCTTGGCCGGGAGTTCAATAATTTGGTTCAGGAGCCGTATGTTCTTCTGAAGGACCGAGCCATAACACATCGGTTCGCCAAGGTTGATGTCAACACTAACGAGTTCCCGCATCAACTTCTCCCTCACCCTGTCGAGTTCCCTCGAATACTCTCCCCAAAACCGGGTCTTTTCGACCTCGAGAAACTCTGCCCGTTTCGTTGGGAACGGCATCACATCCCCATCGGCACAGGGGGCATCGGCATCCCTTGCGGCGGGGCCGGCCCACCCATCCCCTCGCCGGGCATACCCTCCATGCCAGGCATGCCGCCAGGGGGACCACCCTCAACCGGAGGCATGGGCGGAGGCGGGGGCATCATGACCTCCTGTTCGTTGATAACGTCAGACAGGCCAACAACGAGTTCCTCGGCATTGTTCTTGTCGAAGTCCCGGATGATGTCCCTCAACACCTTCGCCCCAGCCCTGTCAACCGCAAACGCGTATTTCTTGAACTGCGGAGGAACCATCGGACTCGTCACGGCCTGGGCCATCGTCCCCATCCTCGTATAGTAGTCGGTAAGCATTTGGTAAATGACGATGTTCACCTCCCGCCTGCTCTCCTGCGAAATCATCTCCGTCGAGGCCGCCAGTTCGAGTTCAAGCCCCTCCCGAATAGCCGCAACATTCGGGATATCAACGGTATGCTCGGCCCACCCCCCGCCCTCCTCAAGACGATACGACACAGTAGGCTTATACTGTGCCCAAAGTTCGAGGATCTGGTAGAAAATCTCCTGGATGGCCTCCCTGATATTGTCGATATATGACTTAAACTTCTTGTTCGCCTCCTCAATATTCGCCAGTTCGACCTTCGCCACCGGTCTCTCGGCAGTCTGGATACCCATGACCGCCGGGGTGATTCCAATGGCCTTCTCCCCGCTGGCCCTGGTGGACGCCTCCTCCTGGTAGGTTGACGGGAAAATGTCGGGAACCGGGATTACCTTGAACGCGCCCTCAAGGTCGAGGTCGTCGCAAACCCAGTTCTTCCCCATCTCCATCTTGAAATTCTCCAGGCCGGACCCCTGGCGGGTGATGGTGTTGACGTTGTTCAGGAGAGTCATGCGGTCAAACCGCTGGTTCTTGATGGTGTCCAACTGCTCCTGGTCCTGGTATATGGCCTCGCATACGCCCATTCCGTCAAACGAATACTCTTTCGGGTATCCGACGATTTTGACAAAGGGACGGTTCCCTGTGAAAACCGGATTATATTTGCAATATACTATCTGCTCTGATGGCAGATGGTATCCCAACGTGAGGTCGTCCGGCGAACCGTCCCCATCAACGTCAAACTTGAGCCACAAGTGCCATATCGTGTATGGCTCAGAAAACGGAGTCTTGATAAGGTCTTTATCCTGGAGGTCAACCTTGTCCTCCTTGGTTTCGGGGAAAGCGTCGGGACCAAGGATTTTCCCGGCGACCTCTTTCCTCCAACCCGTTCTGAACTTATGTTCAAGTTCGTATTTGCGGTAGGTCTTCCTGAACCCGGAAATATATGCGGACGGGATATCGTCGGCATCGGACGAGGAGATGTAGTCCTCGCGGGGCAACCCGAAAACCTGGGGCCCCTCGTAGACTGTCTGTATATCCTTGACGAGCTTTGCCGTTGTCCCCGCAACCGGATATTTCGTCACCCGTCTGTCGTCAACCTCGTCCTCCGTCGCATATCGGTAAATGACCCGCTTCTTCGATTCCCATGTGACATGGACGATCCCAGTCCCGACCTTCAACTGCTGGATTATCGGGCTAAGGAGTTTCGACCGCAACCGCAGGACGTGCTTCTGGAACCAATCAAGGGCGTCCTCAAGTTTCCTGGCCACATCGTTCAGTTCCGACACAAGGGAACGGACGATGATTACCTTCCGGCGGTTGAAAATGGCGTCAAGAAGCCGGACAAGGATGGTGTCCACCCCGTAGCGGGTAAGCGAGTCAGAAACGTTGCTTGCCCCGGACCAGGGCTTGGATTTCGCCTTTTTTCGCCCGTGATACTGTCTGTTCCACTTGACGATCTGCCGGCACAGACGCTCGTGATTCTGGACCTCCGTCGTAAGTTCGTCGCGAACATGTCGCGAGATTTCGCCCTCAAGGGAACGGCCGGTTGCCTTGTCGATGCGGTCGAGTTTTACGTCCATCCCCCCGCGGAATCCAACATCATCGAGTTTATCATCCTCGGGGGACCCCTTCAGGTTCTCGGGGTCGAGACCAGGACTCCCCAGGGGTCCAACCGGGTCGGACACGCGGCCATCAACTACCGCTCTTGTCTGCCCTGGTTTCTTCGGCTTGCCTTGTTTTCCTGCCGACTTTGCCAACTTTTCCTCTTTTTCTTGCCCGTTTTCATCAAAACGTTATATTGACAGGCATCAATGCCCGTCCGTATCGCGTTTCCCATTTTTCATGCCGCCTTACCCATGCCATTTCGAGGAGCCTCGCTTCCTCTTGTTGATTGAGGCATAGAAAATCTGTTCCCCCTTCTTGTTCCCGTATTCTTTCTTCATACTGGACATGACTTTTTTACCGGTCTTGGTCAGCGGCATGGCAAAAGTGTCCTTTCGTTTACCCTTCGTCTACTCTGTCTCCTACCGTATCCACTACCGTATCCAAATGCCGTGGCAGAAGGAGCAATACGGGCATCGGAGGTATCTGTCCTCCCATCCCGTTATTCCTCCTCCGTCCAGGGCAAAATACAGCTTCGCCCCGCATTTGCGGCATTCCATCCGGTATCTCACCCCGTCCCCTGGGGCCATGCTCGGATACCAGAAACCGGACAATCCGTATGCCGTGGCGTTCTCGTCCACCGGATCACCCCAGAATCGCCGGCATCCCCGGTGTCGCCGGCGTCCATGAAGGCCCCCATATAACCCCTGGCCAATGGGAGAATCATATTCTCCGAGAGGGCCTGGCCTTCCCTCCTGGCGGTCGGCTCTGACCGTCGCCGTCAGGCTACCATCCACTTTTTCCCCTTTGTCCTCTTTGTTTCACCCTTATCCCAATTCCCTTCCTACAACCTTTAGACGCCCGGCATGCCAGAAATCTTCCATAAATCTTCCCACTCCTCCCCCCGTATATAATATACGTCCTCCGGGGTCATTTGTCAAGTGTTTTTATAAAATATTTTAAAAATATTTTTTCCCCCCTGGCGTATGGCGGGGCATGGGGAGGGGGGTAAGGGGGGTGGGGTGTGTGATGGCGGAGCATGGAGAGGGGGCGGAGGGGGCGTTGCCTCAAGCAACCCCCCGATGCCCCCTGTTTGCCCCATGCAATACCCATGCAATACCCATGCAATACCCATGCAATACCCATGCAAAGCCAACAACGCAACGGCAATATGGCATTGGGGTTACTTTACCTCTTCCTATCTATCCAGATATATCCCTCTTATTATATCCCTATAGATATCTCTTATATATCTCTTTCTTCTCTTATTCTTCTCTTAGTACTCTTAGTGTCCTCTTAGTCCTCTTTCTCTTTCTTCTTTCTTTCTTTTCTTTGTTACTTTCTTTTCTTTCTTTCTTCTTTCTCTTTCCATCCCTTTCCATCTCCCAATCCCCCCCATGCCCCCATAAGGCGGGGAACGAGGGAAACGCGGGGAACGCGGGGAACGCGGGGAACCCCCATGCCTGGCCGGGGCGAATGCGTTGCCCATCATTACACCCAATTACACCAATATTACAGAACCCCCATTTTAGTTACAAGTAATTAGAGAAAACCCGTATCTCCTTTGTTTCCAACATCGCCTTCACCATGCCTGCCCCCCGGGGTGAATACAATACCCCCCATGTCCTCCTTACCCTACCCTATGGCACGAGAATGGCGTAATAGGACATGTCAGGACATGTCAGGACAGGGCAGGACATGGCATGGTGCCTATGGCGGCCATCCCTAATGGTCCGAATACCGAAATACCGAAATACCGAAATACCCCATGAAGTACCCCCCATGCCCAGACGGGTAATCTGCGCGTCCCCGGTCGTTGGGGGGGGGCGGGTGGTGGTTCCGGGGCCCGGTCATTGTCTGGACAGGGCATGGGCTGGTCAGGGCATGGCCAGGATCGGGTCGGTCCCCCGGCCGCCCTGGCCACGGCATGGCCACCGACAGGGCCCCCGGAGGCCGGTCCAGGGCCCCCGCCGAGTTGGCCGAAGGGGGGCGTAAATTGTTGAAAAGAAAGGTGGATAATGCCCCTGACCGGGCCCGTGTAGTCTTTTAACTTATCAACAACCTATCAACAACCTATCAACCGCATAGGGGGGCATAGGGGGAAGGGGGACATAGGGGGGAGGGGGGGAAGGGGGGAAGGGGGGAATTATGGAAGGTGGAGGAAGGGGCATGGACGGTTTGCTGTTTCCCCCGTTCCCCCGTTCCCCCGTTTTTGTATTTTTCCGCTTTCCCGTACTTTCCCCCGGCCGGCCCTTTCCCGACCTATTTTTCGGGATCACGTTTGAAAATATTTTTTATGCCTTTATTTTCAACGATTTGCGGGCCTTTTCGCCGGTCTAAAACTTGACAACGGGAAAACCTGTGTTATACTGTTCTTGAAAAGGAGAAAGAAAATGAAAGATGAAATCACGAAAGACCTCACCCTACGGTCCCCCTGCCCCGACTGCGTCGCCTTTTATTGGATGGGTTGTGCCGGTGAGCGCGTCCGGCCGGACGTTCCCCTCGCTTTCGATTGCGATGGATTCCACTCGGCGGACCTGGACCTGGGTCCGGAATACGCCCTCTAAAATGGCCAACATGAAAAAACGCACGACGATCTATGCGAGCAATCATCCCGGGGCCCTACTTGTCCCCGCAACGGAAGAGGTCGCTAAATCCTGGACTTGTGTTTATGACCGGGAGGGTAAACTGACCAAAAAGGAAATCGACGAGCTCATCGCGACTGACTGTTTCGTCCATTATCGGGTCTATTATGGCGAAATCCTGGGTTCATTGATTTTCGAAAAATAGGCATGGAAAAATGACTAAAGAAGGCAAGAAACCTCATTATGTAGGCATGGCGGGCCTTCATGGTTACATGCCTCAATACTTGGGTTCATTCGAATCCCATGAGTTGGCCGTGGAGAGTCTTTCCCAAGTCCATGAACTAGGCAAGCGTCGGACGGCCGAGCTTCGCCGGGATGGATACCTTGAGCTGAATCTTCATCGTGATGGTAACGAATATTGCGAAATATCGGAGTGCGATTGCAACGACATTGACAGTCATAATGCCTAAGTGCACCATAAGCCCTGACCCCGCAAAGGGCAGGCAGGCCAAGGGGAGAAAAAATGAAAAAATACCAGGTGGACGTGCTAACCGGAGCTAACTATTTCGGAGAGGGAGGGGAAAAAATCGGAACAATTTATAGGGTATTAGAGGGAAGATGTATCGGCAATTTTAATCCCTTATATTGCCGATATAAAAACAAATCTCATTTAGTAAAATCATACGACGGGGACTTATCCGACCCCTTTCGAAGAACAGAAAATTACCGTCTTTTCATTAATTTATAGGAAGGAAAAGATGATTGACACAATCAAGGTCAAAAAGGGCGTCCCCCTGACAATGGACGCGGATCAGAATCCAAGTTTCGGAGAATGGCTTGACCGTTGTGATCGGCTCGCCCGCGTCACCAGGGGAATCAGCATTCATGATCTTCCAGATGTCTGCTGGCGCGACTGGTACGATGAAAGACTCCGGCCGATCCGAGCTGTCAACCGGGCCCTCCGGTATGCAAGCGAATAAGGGGAGCCACGGCCCCGGGCGGGGCCGGTAACCCGCAGGCCGGCGGCAAGCCCGGCCAGGGAAAAAGGAGAAACCATCATGAAACATGTCGTTAGGGAACATTGGGAGTCCGATGATGGA